AGTAATTGTAGTTCCCTTTATGATACTACAACTTATAAGTGCTCTAAAGAATGCTTCAATGGCAGGTTTGATAAAAACAGATGAGCTTAACAAAATTCTAGATAGGATTGATAATCATAAAGGATTAAGAAAATAAACTATTAGTTTATGTCAAAAAGTCTTTAAGGAAGTGTCCTATCCAAGCAATTAATCCATTTACATTAAGAACAACAAGATTCCATTGCTTACGTGATGAAGTCTGTACAAGTACACATATACAACCTAGTATAAATAATCCCGGATGCAATGTCCACTGAGCTGCTATCAAAAAGCCTGCACCCATATAACCTATACGGGATGCAACCTTCTGATACGCTGTAAGCTTATTATTATAAGCTAACAATTGGAGTATTTTTTCTTTAACCTTCACAACTTGAACATTCTAATATGTTACGTGCAAAATCCTGAGCACTACTCTTACTAAATTGATAGTACAAAGTTTTTACACCTTCTTCCCAAGCATACAAATACAGTTGATTAATCTGCTTAGCTGATACAGATGGATCAATCATTAAATTAAGAGATTGTGATTGATCAATATACTTCTGTCTTTGTGCAGCTTGTAAAACAAGTTCTTTAGGAGATATTTCAACAAAGGATTTAAATACTTCTTTAGTAGGAAAGTCAAGGTGTTGCACAGACCCATCTTTACTTAGAATAGACTTCCAAGTTTTGTCATTGTTTAGACCATACATTTCAAGCTCTTTTTCTAAGAATGGGTTTTTATATACAGTCTTAGACTTAGCAAGATCTTTAATGAAGTAGTTAGACTTAATAGGCTCTATACCCATAGACACAGCACCGTGAATAAATGAACTAGACTTAGTAGGAGCAATGGCCATAAGAGTAGTGTTAGCATACCCTTCTCTAAGAGATGAATAACCATACTCATTGTGTAACTCTCTAGAAGCAATTTCACTTCTGTCTTTAAGAGTTCTAAAGATCTCACTGTTCAACCCTTTAGCTTGGAGTGAGTCAAACTCAAGAAGCTTAGATTGAAATAAAGAATGATAACCTAATACACCAAGGCCAATAGCTCTATGCTTTTCAGCAAAGTTAAACGCTCTCTTCATGCCTGGCATAGTCTCAGACTTAATAATGAATTCATCCATTACTGCGTTTAAGAAATATACATATGTCTCAATTGCATCAGTTTCTTTTATCTGGTCCCAGTGTAAAAGATTAATAGAACCTAAGCAACATACAAAAGAATTATAGCTATCTGTAGGAAGCTGAATCTCAGAGCACAAGTTAGAGGCTGTGATCTCCATACCAAGTTCTTTGTAAGGAGAGTTATTATTGCTACTATCTTTAAACATTATGTATGGAAAGCCAAACTCAGATCTACGCTGTATTATTTTTGCCCATATCTTACGTTTCTTTCTATCTCCTTCTTTCATCTCTTCCATCCAAGTATCACCAACTGTAACACCATACTGTAGATTTTGTATTGGGTTTCCCTCAGTACCAATATCTAGGAACTCATCAATGTCTTGATGTTCTACAGGTAAATATACTGCACAAGCACCACGTCTAGCTTCAGATTGTTTACATACATCTACCACAGTGTCATACATTCTAGCATAGTGAATAGGACCGTCAGCATGACCTCCTGTAGATATTTCACTTCCTCTTGGTCTAATGTTACCTAAGTAAGCACTAGTACCACCACCATACTTAGACATCATTCCTATTTCACGTCCTGCGTTAAGTATACTGTCTAAGTTATCATCTATGTTGGATCCATAGCAGCTTATAGGCAAACCTTTTTGTTTACCAAAGTTAATCCATACAGGAGTAGACAGAGAGTAAAACCCTCTTGCCATATAGTCCTCAAACTTTTCTGCAAATCCTTTTATATTCAAATACTTTTCTGCTTTAATAGCAATGTCTTTGATTCTTTGTTCTGGTGATTCAGTAATATATCCCCTTGATAAAAATGTGCGGCTGTCTTCATTTAGCCAGTAATACTTATTATATTCCATGTCTTTGGTTTTAGAACAAGTCATCAACTGTGATGCTCTTGCTTTTTTTATTATAGTCTACACTCTTTTTGTAAAAGAAGTCTCCCTCCTTGGTTCCTGTTATCTCTATGTCAAACCATTCTACTGATTTTAATATTTCTTTATTTACTTCAAAGATTGGTTTCATACCTATCTTTTCTAGAGAGTTATTAAATCTGTTTTTTATAAAGTGATAGATTGTTTGTTTTGGTAAGAACTCAAGCTCTCCTTGTTCAAAGATCCAATCTAGTATGCTACACTCTGCTCTATATGCTTTTCTACATGCAGAATAAATGAGCTCTTCAAACTCTGCATCAAACCACTCAGGGTTTTCTTTCTTAATAATATTAATAAGTTCAGCACCAAAGTTACCATGTATCTCTTCTTCTTTACTAGTAGCTTCAACAACATTAGATATACCCTTGAGTACATTTTTTTCTTTGTTAAAGCTCATCATAATTAAGAACTGACTAAATAGACTTACGTGCTCTATAAATAAAGAGAACAGTAGCACAGACTTAGTATACATTTTATTGTCTCTAGAACGTGTACCATCTAGGTACTTCTTTAAGTACTTAAGTCTACCTTCTATTGCAGGCACTTTAACTACTGATTGAAATTCTTCTTCTAACCCTAATATTCTAAGTAGTCTAGCGTAAGCATCTTTATGTCTTACTTCTGACTCAGCAAAAGTAAAACCTACATCACCTACTTCTGTTATAGGCATGCGTTTATAGAGATCACCCCAAAAGGTTTTTACATTTACTTCTATCTGTGCAATTGCAAGCATTGTCTTTTTAATGACATCTTTTTCTTTGCTAGTTATATTTACTTTAAAATCTTGTATGTCTTCTGTGAAGTTAAACTCTGTGTCAATCCAGTAGGAATGTCTGATAGCATCCTTGTATGCTAATAGTTGTGGGTACTCATAAGGTAATATATTTACTCTAGACTTAAAGATGTCTTTATTCATAATTAAAATTTTTTATGGGTTAAAAAAGCTGTATATCTACATAAGAGAAATACAGCTGCTTGGTATATATAATGTAAGAAATTTTGATTAGACTGAAAAGTCTATACAAACAATTTTACAAATGTTATAGTAAAAAAAATAAAACCTAATTCAACACCACCCATAGGACGGTAGTTATCATCTTCACAAAGTACTTCACAGTTGACTGTTTTTATGCCCAAAAGTGTTTCTGTTGGAAAGAGTTCTAAGGAAAATTTAGATTTAAATTGTAGGTGATCAATTTTGTTCATGTGGTTTTCTTATTGGTTAATGTCTAATTTTGTTAGTAAAATTTTGTATATTATACATATGCAAGCAAGACAAAGATAGCATTAATATATGTGTTTGAGTTGCTTAAGTGATACAAAATTTGTATATTATTTATATAGTACATTAAAATACTTTATCATGTTTAAAAAAATAGTAAACGTTTTATGGACGTATGGCCCTCAAGATTATTGGAGAGCTGTATGGTCAAAGACTTCTATAGATGAAAAAGCTGAGAAGACTTTGGTTGAAATAGTTAAAAGATATAAGCTTACTGCAGATGAATTAGCTGATGTAGGTAGAGCAATTAAAGAAGTTGGCAGTCAACTTGCTGATGTTAGTGGTGCTGTAAAAGGTAAAGCTAGAAAAGGCAGAAAGAAAAAAGAAGTCAAGTAATGAGACAAGTGTGTTTGTTAATTCAATGGATTACAAAGGGTAAAGTCTGTTTAGGATATTGCCGTCAAGGATTATGTAACAAAACAAAAAGTAAATTATAATGGAAGATTGGCAATTAGAAATAGCATTTCATTGGCCCCACAATAGATTTGCACTAGGATGGGAGTTTATAGATAGTGATAAGGAATATGATTATAGAACTATTAAATTATATTTGTTTATAGTAACATTAACTTTTGATTTTTAAATTATGGCAAAGAAAAGACCATGTCTATCAAAAGGAAAAATGAGTAGACAAAAAACAAAGATGCTTATGAGATCTGGCGGTGAGCTAGAAGAAATCATGATGTCTTCTGTAATAGAAAAGATGAATAGAGGCGGTAATGCTGAGAGAATTGTAAGAAACAATGAAACAGGAGTAGAATCAAAGCAAGCTTATAAATTAGGAGGTGGAACCCATAACACATATAGTGGACCATCTAAAACTAAGAGAAGTAAAAATAGAAAGAAATGAATATCTTAACGGATGTATTAAGTTTATTAAGAAGAGGTGTCTTTGCAAAGAAAGCAGAACCTAATGATGTCTTAGTGTTGGGTGTTAATGAAGAGCCTGATATGACTGGGGTTGCTTCACCTATACCTTATAAAAGTGTAAAGCTAATTAAGATTAAAGATCTTAAAGTGGCATCAGAATCATGTGATCTAGAAAATGTACCAGCAATTAAAAACCCTAATACACCAGGTGTCTATCAGAAAACAGATATAGATCCTGTAACAGAAAAGTGTACTAATTATTTCCGTTCATTAAAATCTTTAAGCAGCAATCTTACTCTTGCTATTTCTGCTGATGATAATTACATTGAGCTAACAACAGAAGGAGAACCTAATCTTGCAGCTAATGTAGGAAGTGGTGCTGAAGTATGGAAAGATAAAGTTGGTGAGACACTTAACTTTAGAAGTATAGTACAGGGAAGCAATATAGTTGTAGCACAAAGTACAAATCAAATATCACTTAGTGTTCCCGCAGGTGCAGGTTTAAGCCTAACTACAAATGGAACATCTGGAGCAGCAACTTTAGCAAGTGGTGTTTTAAATATTCCTAATTATGCATCAGGTGGAGGTGGCGGTATGACTAGCTTCAATGTATATGATGAGAATCCAAGTGGTGCAGGACCAGGCTTTACTGTAAATGATTCAGATAATGTTTTATTTTGGGGACGTAATGGAGTAGGAACAATAACTGGTGTTCCTTTAGGTTCAACAGCTAATCCTAAGTCAGTAGCAATAGCATTAGATCATTATTATAAAGCATATATATGTAAGATAACTCAAAGTCTTACTAATGACCCAACAGAGACTATAGTATATAATGACACAGGATTAACATTAACATGGTCAAGAGTGGGTGTAGGACAATATAGAGCAACTTGGTCTACACCAATAACTGCTGGAGATGACTTTATAATAAACCCTATGCCAGTATTTAAAAATGCTCCTAACAGTATAAATGTAATTGCAGCTACTAATTCTAGTTTTACAGTAGTTACTAATAAGCTTGATGCTAGTTTAGCACCTGAAGAAGATAGTGTATTGTTAGACACACCAATAGAAATAAGAATTTATCAATAGAAAATTATGCCAAACTTTATAACAAGATTATTTTCAGGCGGAGCAACAAAACTAGTTGAAGGTATAGGTGGTGTCTTAGATGAACTTATAACATCAAAAGATGAAAAGTTAGAAGCTGCAAGAAAAATTAAAGAACTAATTGCAAAGCATGAAGTAGAGATGGAAAAAGAAATCTCTACTAGATGGGCTGCAGATATGGCCAGTGATAGCTGGCTAAGTAAAAACGTAAGACCAATGGTTCTTATATTTTTAGTTATATCAACTGTCATTTTAATATTTATAGACGCAGGTGTTATAGACTTTAATGTAGAAGATAAATGGACAGACTTATTGCAGTTAGTTTTAATAACAGTAATAGGTTCATATTTTGGGGGAAGGTCTCTTGAAAAAGTAAATTCAATTAAAAAAGATAAATAATGGCAAAAGCAAAAGAAAAATACAACGTAGGTGGTGCAACTTATGGAGCTGGAGATGGAGATATGTCTCCACAAAAAGTAGCAATGACATCAATGGCTGCAGGTGGTGGACTAAAAGGTTTTATGGCTGGCGGTTCTGTATTAGATCCACTTATGAATAAAGCATCTTATGGTAACATGGGAAGAGCTAAAAAGAAATAAGATTATGGAAAACAAAGTAAAATGTAAATGTGGACAATCACAAGATCCAAGTGGAAATTGTGATGGCTCTCACGTAAAAAATAAATAGTCATGGCAAAAAAAATAAAAGAAGTAACTAACGGTTATTTTAACCCTACATCTATTCCACAAGCTATACAGCAAAAAAAGAATAGAAGAAAGGTTGAAGCAAGAATTAAATTGGCTAAGAAAACAAATTTAAATCCACCACAAAAATCTACTAGAGCAAGTGAGCCAGTTCAATCTGCTGCTTTCAAAAGTGGATATTGTAAATAAAATAAAAAAAAATGGGTTCACTACTGCAAGACGTAATTGGATTATTTTCCAAAAAGAAATACGCACCAAAACCATATGATCTTAATAAAGATGGTAAGGAAGATTACTTAATTTTATCTACTAAAGTAGATAGTTCTTTAAATGTTATGGCATACCTGCCAAAACTAGAACAAGAGTTAATTTCTATATATGATCTTGCAGCAGTTATTGCTGGTGGTGGTAATACTACATATGATTATAGTAGTGCAGGAAATATAGATGGTTCTGTTAACTTAATACTTACAGGGTCAGATGCTACTATAGATATAGTAAAACTTATTGGTGGTACAAACATCTCTTTAGTTGATGATGGCTCTAATAATGTTACTATAAATAGTACAGATCAGTTTGTTGGAACTGTTACTAGTGTAGACGCTGCTACTAATGGAAATGCAATTGCAGTCTCTGGAGGTCCTGTTACAACTTCAGGTGTTCTTACATTTAATTATTTAGGTAATGCAACTCAGTATGTTAATGGTGCTGGAGACTTAGAAACTTTTCCAATAGTTGGATCAATGAGCTCATGGAATGTAGGTGGTGAAGGTGGTTTTTCAGTAACAGATGGAGAAAGTGTTTTATTTATAGGAGGAACAAAGCTTACTTCTATAGCTAGCAGTGGAAATCAATCAGTTACATTTAGTCATGATAATACAACTAGAACTGATACAACATCAGCAGTATCACCAGCAGGTGGAGATACATTTACAGTAGTAGATTCTATTACACAAGATGCAACAGGACACCCAACAGCAGTAAATGTTAAAACAGTAACCTTACCTAGAGAGTCAACTGTACCAAAAATGACATCAACCGTTTTTGGTACTGGTAAACTATGGAGTGATATTGTACAAGTACAACCAGCAGCAGCTGTATCAGAAATAGGTGAAAGAACATATGGAGTTCAATTTAATGATGCAGACCAACTTGTTGTTAATGTACCATGGGTTGAAGGATCAGGTGGTGGAGGAACAGTTACAAGTGTAACAGAAGGTAACGGAATAGTTGTAACAGGTACAGCTACTGATCCAGTAGTAAACGTAGAATATGCAGGACCTAGTAATGCAATAATTATTGCACCTACAGTGGCACCAACAGCAGAGGATTACATTTGGTTTAGTGATTCTAGTGATAATGGTGATATTAAAAAAGGATTAATATCTACTTTTCCAGCAAGTGGTGGAACAGTAACTAGTGTTGGTTTAGCTGCACCTTCAGCATTCACTGTAACTAATAGTCCTGTAACAACTAGTGGAGTATTAACTCTTGCAGGTGCAGGAGCAACAACAGATTATATAGATGGGACAGGTGCTTTACAAGCTTTCCCTTCTATTCCAAGTGTACCAGCAAATATAGTTGAGACAGTAGATACTACAGATGGTACATTTATAGCACTTACACCTGCATCTGCTACAAGTGGAGCTGTTGTTATTACAGCAGATCTTTCAGCAACAGGAACTGCAGACAGTACAACTTTCTTAAGAGGTGATAATAGTTGGGCAACAATTCCAGGAGGTAATCCGGGAACTGTGACTAGTGTAGGTTTAAGTACAGATATTGCAGCTTTCCAAATTGGAAGCTCTCCTATTACATCAAATGGTGTAATAGAACTAAACCGTAATGGAGGAACTGCAGGTCAGTTTTTAAGACAAGATGGTAATTGGGCAGATATTCCTTCAGGAGGAACAGTAACTACTCT